AAAGACCAACTAACTCCTATACGTATAGAGCTTGGTAATATCTCTTCACCAAACATGGATTGTGGCATGCTAATTACTTGAGCCTTATCTTCTAGTATTCTAAACTGGTTGTTAATGTTTCCACCACCAAAGGAGGCTTTGTTGTTGTTATAAAAGTCTCTGTAATAGAGGTGATCTATCGATGCATGTACAACTCTTTTAAACTTACCATTAATGGTGGTAGGTTCGTTAGCTTCAAAATAGGGATTACCTTGATCAAAAGAGTCTTTTAGAGGATCTGAGTTTAAATAGTTTGATAGTGGGTTATAATCTGCTTGGTAAACAGAGTATACTGATCCACTTCCACCGCTTCCGATAACATCTGACCATAATTTGTAGGTGCGGAAAGGTGTAATTCGTACATCAGCTTTATCTAAACTTTTAAAAACTCCAGCCATTTTCTATAAATATCTTGTAAAAAGGAAACCCTCCTTTTATAGAGGGTCTGTCAATGGATACTATCCAAAGAGAGGTTTCCTTTTAGTAGTCGAGCTTAACTTTAATTAAAGCCTCACGATTGAAAGACTTCAATAAAGGTTTGCTTAATTTGGCAACTGCTAATAGTTGGTTCGTGTCATCATACATACCAATAGTTGTAATGTATACGCTTGGATTACGTAGCATGCTTGAGTGCAAGAATGTTCCAGTACTGCCAGTTACAAATGTTGGATTGTTTGAGAAGTTAAATTGTTTGTTAGTTACTCTTACAAAAAAGTGGGTTGATGTTATCTTTTCTTCACTTCTTGCTTGAAAGTAAGTTGAACCTGATACCCTTAGTGACATAGTCACATGATTACGAGCTTGAACTGCTGATGCAGAGTTGAATGGCATACCTAAGTTAGCTCTTAATAGTCCAGCATGGAATACAAAAACACCTTGATCTGGGTAGAATAAACCATATTGTACGGTTGATTGAACGCTTGATGTTACTCCACCTGATCCACTATAAATACCAAATACACGACCTGCTTCATTAATGGTTGGGTTTTCACCTGCACCACTAGCATCAATGAAAGTTGAGTAGCTTGAAAGAAAGTCTGTTGATCCACTTCCCAATCTTAATTCCCAATTGCCTGGATCAACTTTTTGACGAAAGCGTGATCTTGCTACATTGATAACTACAATTTCTTTAGAATCAACTCCACCAAAGCTAAAAACACTATCAGTTGGAGGTAATAACATGTTACGATATTGTGAATAAATTGCACGTGATGGTGTATCATTTGCATTATTACCTACTGTATTAGCATCTCCTACAGAACCACTTCCATCCTTGTTACCATAAGCTAAGGCAAATTGAATTGCAGCATTAGCATCTGATTGAGGATTCCTATGGTAAATGTTCATGTAGTAATCTCCTGATTGAGATAGTTGAGCTGACGAAGTAAAGAATCCAATACCACTTGCAGCGCTTGCACTATATGGATTCATATTCTCAGACCATATTGGTTGAGAAATTGTTTGAGCATCTCCTGCTACTATGTCGTCTGCTGTAAAAGCTTTATATATATCTGCCATTGTTTATTGTTTGTCGTAGTTATTGTAATGTGTCAGTATTAGGAGCAACGTTTTGTACTAAAAAGTTAGTTGGGTCTACTGTTACAGATATTGTTTTAAATCCACCAGTTTCATTTCCTATGATGGTTAATAAAGCACGTACAATTCTTATAGTATTTGCCTGTTGCTTAGGTGTAATAATAAACTTAGTACCAGTTCTAACAACTGTCTTTCCTGCTGTAGTTATTGAATCACCTATAAAGCCTGCTGCTGCATTTGTAGTACCTGTTACGGCACCATCAGGAGCAACTTCTAAACTAGCAACTGTATCGTCTGATAGAATTACTGTATATCCTAAAGTACTATTGGCACCAGCCATGTTTGTTGTTGATGGTGTAATTGTTGTAGAATTTAACAGTGATGTAAATGATATAGCAGAAGGAGATACGCTGATCACTGGAATACCTGTAGCATCTTTTGGTAAAGTTACTAGCTTATACCGAAGCATTTGAGTTTCATCAGGTAATGCTTCTAGTACTGGCATATTTTCAATTACAGCACCGTAGTAGTTTGTTCCTAAAGTATGTGCTGGATTCCACAGATCGTAATCAATCTCATCGTCGCTCAAAGCAAACTTTGTTACATTTAGTTGACCACCTTGTGCTAACACTTCGCGACCTTTGTTTGTTAATATCGCGTCTACAGTAACGCTTGAATTATCTAAATAGCCCATTTTTTGTTTGTTTATATATAAATATGTTGTGTTTTATAATTATGTCTAATATTATTAAAATTACCCTATAGGTCGTGTAGTTGTTTCACCAGGTCTATTTGTATTTGTTGATAATATTCCTCTTGTACTTGGGTTAACACTTAATTGTCTACCTCCTCCAACTGTTACTACTACTACTGGCCCTCTATCAATTGTATCTGGACTATTCACATTCCAATCAGCTGAAGTCATTTTACATCCATCGTAGCGAGCATTTCTCATACCACGACTATCTCTTAAATGAAAATCCTGTGCTTGTGCTCTGTAATTTAAACACTCAACACTCACTGATTTGATATAGCTTTGATGCGCAGCTGTTCCATTAGTATATATTCTAAAACCTAACCATGGACCTACAGCTAGTGTGTTATATGTGTATGTTGTTTCTGTTGTAGATGGCACGATTGATGCAGTTAATATACAATCTAAATTACCAAAATGCAACTCTAATCTATCTGTTGGTGTAGCTGATGTTTTTGCTACAGTAACTGACACTTTATATTGATAGTTTATTGCTTTAGGACTAGTTGCATCATAAAAAAATGCTGGTAGTTTAACTGATGCTGTATAAGATTGTATTGCTGTGTTTTGGAAATACAATCCTAGACTTCCAGTAAGTCCCCAAAATCCAGTGGTATCGTATGGTGTTGATTGTGCAACACTTGCAATAGATAGAGAGTCAATTCGCAAGCCGTATAGGTTTGTCCAGTTGTTCTCATATAGTGCTGATGAAGCTGTATATACTGTTGTATAGCTGCCTAGTGAACCTGATTTATATGTATTAAAATTAGTAAATGCTTTTCTAAAATATATGTCAGTGTCGTATACATCGTTGGTTATGTTTGAGAGTCTACTAGTTGTACTATCCATAATTGTTGGACTATACGGCTCAAAATAATCGTATCTGCTGGCAGTTACAAGATATGGTTCAGATCTTACTAGGTCTGTTGTACTATATGTAGAGGTGCCATATATTGCAGTTCCATATAGACTCACAAATGCACTCTGACTTGTCATATAAGTCATGAAGATGTATTTAGAGCCTTCTACCCTAGTGTCACGACCATAGCTTGATATTCCCAAATCAACCGTTCCTGTTAAGCTGCTGGCTTCAGATGGATTGCTAGTTATTCCTGTGTTGTTAAACTTATTAGCTGTTCCCGATAATGATGTATACTTTTCTCCTAGTGTTCCTTCTGCAACAGCAAAATCTTCACCAGATATTGGTATCAACTCTTCTGTAATGATTCCTTCTGGAACGTATCCTGTACCATCTCTGAAAGGCTCACCGTCACCATCTTGCACAAAACCACCTACGGTATATATGTCAGGAATTACTATAGACGCTGAGTATTGGAGTTGTTCAGATGCTGGTGGTCTTGTTGGTACTTTGCTTCTTTGTAATATGGTTGGCTCTATGACTAAACCAACTTGAGTATTAGCTCTATAAGGTACAAAGTTTTTAATGAGCTTAAATAAGGCTGCATCAAAGTTTTTTAGCAATCTAATGTAGTTCTGAGCACCAGCCTTTCTGGTATACTTTTTAAAGTACTCTCTTTGTAATTTCTCTAAGTCAGGATAAACCTCATTGTTTAGGTCTGCTGGATTTCCAATAAAGTCGTCAATACTAAGACCTCCAAACTGCTCTGCAATATCTTGATTAATTTCGTTTAGTGGTGATAAGTATACTCCTAGACGAGGACTATCAATTGGATTATTATCGGATAAAGCAACTTCAGTTTTAGTATTTCTGTAAAGTTGATTGTCGCTATTCGATATTGTTGTGTCAATCTTAATTTTATTACTTACACTCCTATTACCACCTAGATCTGGCCACTCAAGTGAATGAATTTCCACAACAGGATTAAAATAAGATCCTGAAAAGTTGTAGAATGAGCCACTTAAATTAGCTCTTGTTTGATCTGGCTGTTGTGAGGCTAAGCTGCTTGTAGTTGCTAAGTTGATCTTCTTATTGTCAGCTCCTAAGCACAACCTAAACGCTAAATCATTAAAGCTGGATGTGCTACCTGTGTAGGTATCTGCTAAACTTCCTTGGAAGCTTGTAGGTGCTAACGCATGATTATCTAATATAGCATTTTGTAAAGGTGTTGTCCAATATCTCAGTTCTTGAATACTTCCTGAGAAAATATTCATTGAATGCGAAGTAGCTGCTAAAAATGAACCAGATCCTGGAATCCATAAAGTTCCTTGTGTATTGAACTTTTGTAGATAGGAAGAGCCAGTGGATCCACCATCTACAGTAAGAGAGGATGTGTATGTTGCTGTGACTTTTTGATAATTTGTATCCCTAAGAGACAGTGTAAAGGTTTGTGTAAGACCTGGTACTAGTATATCAGATGTTTCATCAGTTTTGGTACTCCTTTGAAGGTTTAGTAAATGAAAATTACCATCATAAATAGAGCAACTTACGCTTGAAGTATACCATCCTTGACTTCCACTTAAGTAGAAACCAAGATAATCACCACTTGCACTTTTGAAAGCTTCTACTTTCCATTGGTCTGGAACCTCTAAGATAGTTTGTCTTTTGGTTTGATTTGGTGCCATTTTGACACGCATTTCAACTGCCATTGGTATCAAATCATCAGCACCTACTTTACTCCATGGTGCATTAATCAG